GGTGAAAGATCTTGACCTTGTGAAAAAATACTATGGATATAGTAGTGATAAAGCAATTCAAGCCTTAAGGATCTTAACTCCAAAACAACTAGATTACATTAAAGATAAACTAAATAAAGGAGGTAAGAAACTATGAGAGGACGAATCGATGACAAGTGACGCAAAGATAGAGGCATATATTAAGAATAATGTACCAGAAGGTATTGAATCTCTTTCTGATGATGATTTAAAGAAATCAGTTGATGCCTTAAAGGAGATGACTCCAGAACAACTTAGCTATCTCACAAGAAATACTGCGGAACCAGGTTAACTACATCACAATAAAAACTGAATAAATGAGGTGATAAATTATGAGCGAACAACCTAAAGAAGTTCAATGGACAAAGAATGATATGGTGGAGGTGAACTTAAAGGAACCAGATGATTTCCTTAAAGTTCGTGAGACTCTTACACGTATTGGAGTTGCTTCCAGAAAAGAAAAGAAATTATTTCAATCATGCCACATCCTTCATAAGAAAGGGCAGTATTACATAGTACATTTCAAGGAACTTTTTGCCCTTGATGGTAAGAAAGCAAACCTATCTGAGAATGATGTTCAACGTCGAAACCGTATCATCAAACTTTTATCTGACTGGGGTTTAGTAGAGATTGTAAAAGAAGGTTCTGTCACAAATGTTGCACCTCTAAGTCAAATTAAAGTTATTGCATACAAAGAAAAGGGTGAATGGACTCTAGAGTCAAAATATAACATAGGAAAAAAACGACAAGTTTCAGAATCCTAAATAGAGCTGCCACGTTCTGATAATATATGACTGACGATATAAAAGAAGAGGTTGAGGTTAAGGAAGAGAAGAAAAAAGGAATCTTTGGTAAAGCTAAAGATGCTCTTCTTCCAGACCCTGATGAGCAAGCTGCTATCATTAGTACATTTGTTCGCATTACCGTTCTTGCCTGGTCGGGCGGAATTTTGACTTTGAACTACGTCGCCATCCCAGGTGTACCACAACAGAAAATCGATCCGACATTTATAGCTTCGGTTTTTACTGGGGTTTTAGCTAGCTTTGGAATTCAGACCGCTTCTAAGAAGGGTGATGGAACTATGAAGATGGATAAGAACGGTAATTCTGTTAATGGTAATGGTGGTCCCCCTCCTGTTACTGCTCAAGATATTGAAGCAATTTTAGCGAAAGCACCTGCTGGTCCTGTTCAAACAATTAGAATTGAACAAGCACCTCTCAAGATTACTACCGATGATAAACCTTACAAACTATAACCATGCAAAAAATAATTAATGTACTCGCTATTGCGTCTACTGTTGTATCTCTTGCCGTTGTTGGCACTGCTGGCTACGTTTATGTACGCAAGGATGCAATCATAGAAAACATAAAAGAAAAAGCACTTGGAGGATTAGGTGCTGGACTAGCTGGTGGTGCTCTTACAGGAGATGTAGGTCTTCCTACACCTCAAGCATCTGCACCTCAAGGTGCTAGTATGGGACTTCCTATTCCTGGCGGATTCTAAATGGACGTACAAAAGATTGCTTCTACTGGTACGGCGGTTGCCGTACTAGGGACTGGTGCGTTTGTCGGTGGCAATCATGTTGTCGATCAACAAACTGGTGGTCCTCAGAAACGAGAGGATGCAAAAATAGAGAAGATAAGACAAGTAGTTAGGGAAGAAGTATATCTACAACTAGTTAATGCTTGGCCAAAAACTAGTGGACCTGTTAAAGGATTGCAAAATCCTAAAGATTATAAGAAGGAGTTACCTCCAAAATAAAATGGATACTTACCTATGGATCCTATTCATAATGTACCTAATATTACTCTCCGTGGACTTAATATACCTGACATAACAATCAATGGTACAGGAATTCCACTAATAAAAAATCAATCTATAGGTGTTCGTAACACTTATATTGCAGACATAAGGAATGTTAATGTAAATGAGACACGTAGTTGGTTGGTGAATCCACCCAGTGCAATTCCAATAGCTGTTCCAGTCACTGTTAATGCTGGTACACCTATCGTTAATATGCCTGGTTGTGTAACAGTACACAAAGAGAATGCTAAGAAGGATCCATCTGCTAATAAAAATCTAGTTAACGATGATCCTAAAGGACAGACTACGTTATGTGATGCTGGTATGCCTTACTACCAACCACCTGACTATGACTATAGAGAATTATTTTGGCAGACAATCAATACAGAACCTGATGAGGTTGATGAGGGTGTAGACACAGATACTGATGTAGATACAGATTTTCAGACACCTGGAACACCTGAGATACCAAGTACAGGTTCAGATGAGGTAGAGTGTCCTCCACTCAATGCTAGACGCATAGGTGATAGGAATCAGAAGGGTGATGAGCAAGTTAAAGAATATAAACTAACACCTGACGGTAAAATCTGTGAGACCATCTGGGAGCCTGTACCAGCAGTGGAACAATTCCTCCCATCAGCAGGTGTTGTAACAACTACGGCAACGATTGCGACTGTGGCAACTGCGTCTGCCCTATTTGCCAAACCCCTAGCAGATCTGATCCTGAAAGCTGTGAAACCTGTTGTGAAGAAGGTAATTGGGAAGATTCAGAAGTTGTTAGGGAAGAAAGAGGAACGCCGTCCAAACTTGACTGAGAGGATGACTGAGAAGTATCGAGAGAAGAAGGGTTTACCTCCGTTGAAGAAGAAGGGTTAGTCCAACTAGGTTGTGGTATCTGGTGTTCATGTGGAATGATCTGTCCACCTGGTGCAGTTACAACTACGTCAGCACATATAGATGCATAAGGTGACTTAGGATGGAACATGATACCAGCCTTGAGGAGTTCACCACAATTTTTGAGACGAGCGATTTCAAAGTCTAATCTTTTATTAGCAGTGGATTGTTGTACAGCTGCTGTTTGTGCTTCTGCTGCTAATCTACATCTCTTTTGCATACCTCTGTTCAATGGTATTGAGAGCGTAGCAGAGAGTCCTAAGTTGAAACTCTGGTTCGCCTTCATATCAGTCCTTACTGGTTTATACCAACTAGGTGTCATATCTCCACCACCATCAATTAGATCTGGCACACCATTAGCACCATCTATATCTTGAATGATAGTAATGTCTGATCCATCTGGGAACCATCTTACTGTCTCACCAGCATCATTAGTATAGGTTCTATCATCATACCAATCTTCCCAAGGATAGTTCTTGACATTAACATAAGTAGGAGTCATCTTACCACTTACGTCAGTAGTATTATATTGTGGTTCATTATAAAAATCTTCCCAAGGATCTTTCCTTGAATCTGCAAATTGAATATATGGTGTCATATTGAGAGTCGTACCTTGACACGACACACCACCACCGTAGGTGTTAGTTACGTATGGACCTTGTAAAACTTGTATTGCCTGGTTCGTTACTGAGCCAGAAGAGTTGGCTATAGGATTAGCAGTAGCACTAACACCACCTACACCTTGAGCTAGTGCTCCTATAGGTAAAGAATTAAAACCGAGAAGTGCTGCAACTACTGCGTAAACACGCTTGTTGTGTCGGTGACTGATTGAATTTCTGTTACTCTTTGTATAAGAGTTTGGTTGGTGAGCCCTGGTCCTTGATAACTCTGGGTGAATTGAAACGCCGCACCTGGAGTTGTCATTGTGTATGTACTTTGATTGGAGAGATCTAATGCATCGAAGGAAGATGTTACGCTCCCTGTGATGGCTCCCTCTCCTGCTCCTACTGAAGGATCTAATGTCACTGTTGATGTATTCACATTGGGGTTGAGTGCTCCTCCCTCGTTGGAGATGCCTACCCCAGTCACGCTGTATTCCCATCCTGTCCTATAATCTACTGAGTTTATGGTTTCCGTGACTGTAGATTCAGTCTCGGTGTGGCTCGTCATCGAACCTTGCTGAAAGTTTGGGACCACTGGTACCGCAAGGGTTCTAGACGGAATTAATAATAAGAATAGTAGGATAAATTTATTCATCCTAATCACCTACCTTATAGTTAGCTCTGTTACAAACTGGGAAGTAGCTGAGGTGTTAGCTCCACCTGCTGCTACGCCACTAAATGCGTGAGCACTTGAAACTGTACCACCTAAGGATCCAACGGTTCCACCAGCAGTGGAAGACATATCACCAAAGTTGTTAACAGCACCAACAGTCGGAGCACTAGTAGCAATAGCATCGCCCTGAGTGTATGACTGGCTAAAGCTGAAAGCTGAGCCTGCTGTTTTCTGTTCTGCTACAACTACACCAGGCGTATAAACACCTGAAGTTATAACACCAGATGATACCTGATCACTAACAGCACTACCGCCAGTAGGTGTAATAGATGTATCCACACCACTACCAGCAACTGCGAATGATGATCCGATTCTGTTAGTAGAAGTATGAGCTCCCCCAACACTAAGTTGGACACTAGATGCAAATCTAGATGTAATGTCTGCCCTCACTGGGTTTACCAAAGCACCAAACGTTGCAAGCATAATAAAAGGAATAAATTTTTTCATGCCATTTGACATTGTTACCTGGAACTATATAGGTGTTTATAACCGTATGAAAAAGGTCGGCGTATACCATTTAAGGTTTTTATAATATGTGGTTAAATAGTAATGTCGCCGTCAGGGACACCATTTACACTCGCTTATTTAAGGAGAACTATCATGCAAACATTAGCAAGATACCATGCTGCAAATCTTCCAGAATTGATGGAGAAGATTACTCGTAACGGCATAGGCATGGAGGAATATCTAAATAGATTTTGGGAGACGGAATCCCAGTCTAATTACCCACCATATAATTTGGTGCAGTTGAATAATCATGAATCGAGACTCGAAGTCGCCCTTGCGGGGTTTAAGAAAGATGAAGTTAAAGTCTATACGGAGTTTGGAAAACTATTTGTTGAAGGCATCAAAGAAGATAAAGAAACAGATGCAGAGTATAGACACAGGGGATTGGCACAACGTTCATTCAAACGCTCTTGGACACTCAGCGAAGATTGCGAAGTACGACAGGTCGTATTTGCCGACGGACTCTTGTCCGTGGAATTAGGAAAAGTAGTTCCAGAACATCATACACGTAAGGATTACTTGACAGGAGATTAAGATCAGTTTAAACTGCTCTATATAAAGAGCCCTTAAGCGGATCCTAATGAAAAGGCTTATCGCATTAGCAGCACTTGCTACCTTAATACCTGGTTGTGCCGAGGCACGGACTAGACTTTCGGGAGCAGGTGCTTCTTTTCCATCTAAGATATACAGTAGATGGTTCTCTGACTATGCAAAGTCAGGAGGTCACAGAGTAAACTACCAAGCAATCGGTAGTGGTTCAGGTAGAAAAGCATTCCTTGATCAAACAGTGGACTTCGGTGCTTCCGATGATCCTATGAAAGCAGGTGACATTACAAAAGCAAAAAGAGGACTAGTCCAGATACCTATGACTGGAGGTACTATTGCCTTTGGTTATAATATGCCTGGTTGTGATTTGAAACTCACACAAGAACAGGCAGTACAAATTGCTATTGGTGAGATCAACAACTGGTCAGAGGTTGGGTGTGAAGAACATCCAATGACTTGGGTGTATCGTTCTGATGGTTCAGGAACTACTGCTGCATTTACCAACTCTATGAATGCATTCAGTAAGAAGTGGAAACTGGGTGTAGGTAAGTCTGTTGCTTGGCCAGCGGGCATAGGTAACAAAGGTAATGCTGGTGTTGCTGGTAATATTAAAAACCAAGTAGGTACTATCGGTTATGTAAATCAATCTTATGTTAAAGGTGAAGTCAGAGCTGCTCAATTACAGAATAAGAATGGTGAGTTTATTACACCATCAGTTGAGTCGGGTGCTCTGGCACTCAATGGTATTACACTCGATGAAAACCTCGCAGGAACAGACCCTAACCCTGCAGCAGAAGGTGCTTACCCCATTGCTACGCTTACATGGGTACTTGCTTATGAAACTGGTAATGGTAATAAGACTGAAGCAGTGAAGGATACCTTTAGAACGTTACTCTCTACAGAGTATCAAGAGAAGGCATCTATGCTAGGTTATGTGCCACTTAGAGGTGACATACTACAGAAGTCAAGGGATGCTGTTGAACGAATAGGAAAGTAGCATATATAATGTACAACAGAAGAGACCCATCGGGTCTCTTTTTTGTTTGAGGTTACTATGAATGTTTATGTAAATTTAAAACCAAACACCTATGGTGGTGAGTCAGACCTCTTGACATTAGAGGTACCTTCAGGTTATACTGAAGAACTTCTGCGTCA